CCTGAGTTCAGGGTACTCAAAGCGTCCTTTTATGTTGCCTAGTAGGATAAGATTGGGAGCATAGTTCTCATATCCTCTTTCATCATGGTCATATAGGTAAAATATGCCCCATGTCTGGATAACACTAAAGTCTGCCGTAGTTCTGGTAGAGAAAGCTGTATCATATGTCTGTATAACGAAGTCACAACTGGGAGGATCTTCTTCTTCCCATGATTGTAGCCACTTTTTCTTGATTAAGCCTCCTTCTTCTGGAGTAGGATCTTGCATATAGAGAGAATTCCAGTATCGGCTTCCATTACTAGCCTTAATTTCGTTCTCATCTATACGTAGTATGTGTTCAGGCTTCCATTCAGGGAAATAACTCCCTCCTACAGGTAAATCCAGTAAGTCTGCTGCTTCTTCATCCAGCCATGCAGGGATCTTTATGACTTCCCAAGGGATTGTTTCGTACTCGCTCATGTCTTCCTGTTGTTTAAGGAGCCATCCACATAGATCATCATAGTGAAATCTGGTATTTATTATGACAATAGCTCCATTAGGCATGATACGTGTTCTAAGTCCTGCTGGATACCACTCTTTTATGTACCTTCTACCTGCATCAGAGAAGGCATCCTCCTCAGACATTACATCATCAAGTATAGCTACATGCGCTCCTCGACCTGCTATCTGAGATCTGACTCCAGCCGCATAATAAGTTCCTCCCTGATTGGTCTTCCACTTCCCTGCTGCCCTAACATCGCTCCTTAATTGTACTCCAGTGAAGATTTTGCCGAATTCTTCTGTATTTACTACATCTCTGACAGACCTACCAAAGTCAGATGATAGCTGATCACTGTGAGATACAGTTAATATCTCATGTTCAGGGTGTCTACCTATATACCATGCAGGGAAAAGCTTTGAACATATAACTGATTTGGAGGAACGAGGAGGAAGAAAGACCATCAACCTCTTAATTGTACCTTCTTCTAGTTCTTTTAACTTATTAGATATAACTTTTATATGGCTACCCATCTCAAAGTTAGACACAAGAGAAGGAACCATCAGTCTGACAAACGTAAGAAAGTCTGACTGTGATTGATAATTAACTTTTTGAGAGAGAAGTCCTCTAAGATTTATAAAAGACTCTAGATAACCTTCTTCTAAATTGTTCATAGTTATATTATATACTATTATTACTACCTATACAAGTACCTTAGTCTAAAAATATATAAAAAATACTATAAGTACCTGTGTAAGTACCTGTGTAAGTACCTGTGTAAGTACCTGTAATTATACTTAAGTATCCCGACATGTGCTATATATATCACTATATTATTTTATTTTCTATTTGATGAATAGGCCGTAGATTTTTGAAACTTTTTGAGAGGTCTGTTTTATATATATATAGGCGCACACGAATCTTTCCCCCCCCCTACCTGCACATTACGAGGAAATTCCCCTGATTTCTGGGGGTTTAAACGGATCTCTCTAAGGAAGTTCTTACTGAACTTAGAGAGATCCTAGTTTAGTAGTTGGATTGGCTAAGTTTAAACGAAGTTTAGGGGAAGGTTGACAAAATCATCCAGAGGATGTAATTAAAACCCAATCCCTAGCTTTGCTAAATACTTCAACCTATCGATAAGTCTTTGAAAATCCAAGGGATTTTACTTGTGCATAGGAAGATCAGAGATCTTTGACACATGACGAAATCCCTAGGATTTTGACGAGGCTTGACAGATCGATGACGAGGTTGAAGTTCTTCTTATCTTAATTGAGTTCAGGTAGCTCTCTGTAGTTTAAGTACTTTACGTAACTACAGAGAGTTACCTGATAACCTTTTTTTGGAGCTAAGGCTATGAAAGAGAAATATCGCATTCCAATTCAGTTTGGTGTCGAAGTTGATTATGTCTATGAATGGGCTGCAACAAGAGTTCAAGCCATAGAGCAAATTGGTTTGGCAAGAGGAGAAGAAATTCTCGAAGAGAGAATTGAGGTAGTGTCATGAGAATTTTCCTCTCGTTTATGATCCCAGTAGTAGCTTACTGGGTTGTCTCTCTGGAATGGTTGTTGTTTCCATTCTTTTTTGGTGAACACCAAGTAATAATGCTTGGTGTAGGTTTTATCTTTGCTTTAGTAGGAGTATTTGTTATACTCCTGCTAATCGTAACAATAAAGGAGATGTCATGACTGACGAACTTGCTTTGCAAACCATGATCGATTTTGTTCATGGTAATGATCAATTCACAGTTACTACGTCAGTAACTGGACAAGGCTTTGAAATCCATAACTCTGAAGGAGAATGGATTGAGACTTTTAAGACATCACTCGATGTTGAAACTGCTTTTCTTTAATCTTAATTGAGTTTAATTAAACCTTGGTAGTTTAAGTACTTACGTAACTACCAAGGGTTAATTAACTTTGGAGGTGTCGATGGTTTTATTGACGACTACTGAATACACTGAATATGCTGATAAGTTTTTTGCTGATGCTCTCTCTCATGAAGCTTCTGGTGATCTTGAAGCTGCATACGGTGCTTTAGCACTCGCTGAAGCTTCTGAGTTCTTTGCTCTTAATCCAGAGGCTACAGTGTACACGTTTCCTTCTTAATTGAAGTTAATTAAACCTCTGTAGTTAAGTACTTACGAAACTACAGAGGGTTAATTAAATATAGCCAAGTTGGTCAGGCTTTGATGATCGACACATTACGGAGTTTTCTTATGAAAACATTTCAGTTCTTGACGAAAGCAAATAAATGGCAGACCATCAAAGAAGATGGTTTCCAAGACAAAGCTGATGCTGGTATTCCAGTAGCAGTACTGCATGCCCTCAAAGAGGGTAACACAGTACAGGCTTTCAAGGTCATTAAGAACCTTGATGCAGTCCCTGAAGGTGTAGAAACCTCACGGAAAGCAGCCTAAGTAGGCTGACCTGAGCAAGTCATTAAACTGCTCACTTTAATTACTAAGTATTAGTTAAGTATTTACGTAACTAATACTTAGTAATTAAGTAAAGGAGATTGTCCAATGTGACAACAGTAAACACCAAAAAAAATGTGAGTAGGCTCTGCCTAAAGAGATGAAAGCTATGCGGTGTTGGGAGAATTTAGGCTGCCAAGTGGAGTTTATTAACTTCACTTGGTATAGATTAAAGAAAGGAGAAAGACTATGTTTATGGTAGTGCATTGTTCTTTTTTCGATGATCCTAACGAGATTGATAATTGGGAATTCGAGAAAAGAATAGGAACCTTTTTCATTACAAAAGAAGAAGCTATAGAAGCTATCAAAGCAATGAGTTTCTTTGCTGGTCATAGCTTTGTAAAGGAAGATGTTGACGGTATCTTTACAGCAGATTGTAAAGATGAGGAAGTAGGCCACTGGCAAGTTGTTGACGTTAGTCATATTAAAACCAGTGATAAGTGCATCAAAGAATGGTGGGCTTTTTAAATATTAATTAAACCTCTGTAGTTTAAGTACTTACGTAACTACAGAGGGTTAATTAAAGAAAGGAGAAAGACATTGTATGTTTCCAACATGATAGGAAATACTGGGCAACCAGTAGTTAATCAGTTTGTAGTAACTGATGGTGACAAGAAATGGTTTCAATCCTATGATACTCTCATTGTAGTGATTATCAGAGGCCAAGTCTTTCTTGATAAAAACAAGTGGGATTACTCACAAACTACAGGGAAATATAGAAATAGATTTCTCAGTGAGACTAAGAAAGAAACGCAAGCTAAAATAAAATCAGGTGAATACCTGATGCGTGACTTAAATAATTAAAGGAGTTGCCAATGAATAGAACATGGAAACCTTATTCTAGTGTTCCACTACAGGATCGAATTGACAAGCTCAAAGCTGTTGAATTTCGTGACGATTTAACAGTTAACGAAAAGGAAGATTTGAAAGCTTCTATATCCAAAGCCATAAATGATCATGTGAAATCTTGGCGAGGATATGTATACTAAGATCTTCTTAATTAAATCCCTCTAGTTAAGTGTTTACGTAACTAGAGGGAGTTAATTAAAGTACCCCAAGTTGGCAGGGTTTGATGCTGACACCACTAACGGAGTATGAAATGACCTCATTTCAAATCCTCAATAAGACAGGTTGGTTTTCTAAACCAGCTAGGACAGTAGAAAATCGCTATGGCGTAAGCGTTGGCGATAGCTCAGTTGGTCTGCACTTTAGAAAGCGTAGCTTCTATGTGTTTACTGGCAAAACTTTTAATAAGTTTGGCTCTAGTATTAGGCCAATCTTTAATGTTAACCGTTAGGTAAACTTGGGGAGATACCCTGTTACAATCCCATCTAATGGGGATTACGTTGTATCTCCCTATTTTTTTCAAGGTAAAGACTATGTGTGAAATAAAATTACCAACCAATCCAGATTGTGTAAACATCAAATTGGATAACGAACCTGACAATGGTATTCATGATTTCTTTCTTGCAGACATGAGCTTCGATGTTCCAAAGCATAGAAGGAACTTATGGATTACATCTAATATTAGATGGCTGTTGAGAAACTTAGGTATCCAAAACAGGAACCATCCAGATCTTGAAGAAAATATTCAAGATCTAAAAGAGCTTCTTAACTTTGTTGAGAACCAACCAAAGTTAGGAGATCCTTGTTAATTAAGGAGAAGGAAATGTTTTCTACGCACCAAAAATCTATTGGAAGATGGGGAAGAAAGTCCCCAGATAATACCCAATGGATTATAGCTATGGTTCTGTTGTCTATACAACAGCAATGGGAGACGGTAGGCCGTCAGATAATTGACCTAAAAAGTAATGGATTAAAATCCAAATACTTATTTGGATCGAAGAGGGCTGGTTGGGACTACATCCTAGCCAATAAGGAAGACTTACATAAGGCTATCTATAGCCGTAAGCTTCCGATGGCTGAGAAATTACTAGCAGTAGCTAGTATTAATGGGATTGGTATAGTCAAAGCTGGCTTTGTATTACAGCTATGCCTTGGTAAGGTTGGTTGTCTTGATGTCCATAACCTGAGAAGGTTTGGACTATCAGCATCAGCCTTCAAGATAAGCAAAGTTAAATATGATACAGCCCTTGGCAAAGCAAAGTTATATATAAAACTTTGTGAAGATCTAGGTGGTTGTGAATTCCTATGGAATAGCTGGTGTGACCTACTAGCTGAGAAGTACCCCAACAAATACAAGAATGGTCAGCATGTTAGTCGACTACATAAAGACTATATAGTTGATTAATTAATTTACTTATGTTATACTAAACTTAATTAGTTCTCTATCTAGTTAGTACTTACGTACTAGATAGAGAACGTAATTAAATATGGAGAAATGTTATGAGTTTACCTTCACCAATACAGGCTCAACTTGAGGACATATATGAAAAGCATTTAACTAAAATGCTGGCAATATATAATGATGTAGACAGAGCAGAGCTAGAAGCTATGTCTTTAGCAGAGGAGGAGATGGAGAATGCTTAATGAAATATTTAAACTGATGATGGGAGTTACCATCATTGCTATGTTATGTTTAGTTTTCCTATACTATGGAGGATTCTATGACACGCTATAACATTACGATTACGTGTCCTAACTGTGATGGTGAGGGACATTTTGCAGTAGATACAGACCTATCAAGTAGCAGACTATATGAATGTCAGGTATGTGATAGTAAGGGAACAACTTCCTTTGCAGAACTATCAGAGTTATATGAAAATACTGCTGATCTTTTGGAAGACTATCCAGATGCTCTAAAGATTGAGAGGGTAGCATGAGTGATAAAAAAGCAACAGGTTTTGTACAAACAGGAGAACCTATCCCAGAATTAGATGAAGTCTTTGGGCATACTAAGAATAGTTTAAAGAAAATCCACATGCCTATCGATGATGCCTATATCATGGGAAAAATTCCTGAAGCAAAAGCTAAAGTAAACCTATGTATAGACAAAGTAAAGGCTATACGTTACTTGTGTGATGAAAGTATAAATCAACTGGAGGAATTGAAAGAGGAGTTACATAAGCTATGAGCCAGACAGAAATCCTTAAAAGAAATGTGAGGGAACTGCAAGAACAGTTGCAAAATAGTCACATTAGAATTAAAAAATTAAAGGCAAAGCTCATGCAGTATGAGAAGCTTCTCAATATGCTAAGGAAAAAACCATGACTGAAGAAGAAGAACTTCTTGAGTTTCAGAATAAGTTATGGGAACTTATCAGAGAGACTTCACCTCCTGATGAAAGTAAATCTAATATCCTGATGGTATCAGGTGCTTTGTTAAGTGCTTGCCTTAAGTTATATGTAGAAACTATTGGCAAAGAAAGTACTATTGGGATGTTTAATGTGGCAATTCAAAGCGTTCAGCATACTGAAGATAAGAGAGTATTGCATTGACGTTGGAAGAATTACAGGCAGAAATGGACACACTGCCTAGTCAGCACCCTGAGTTCTTGATAGGATGGCTGATGTCTCAGGTTGTCCACCTCATTAACAATGAAAAGGTTAAGGAAGATGAAGAAAAGAAACCCGTATTGGAAGTGTCTTAGGATGCTAAGGCACAAAGTTGTGCTTGCCAAGAAAGGTAAGAACAGTTATAATAGGAAACTTAAACATAAGGAGACTGCAAAATGGATGCTTCCCAGATAATTTACCAACGTGACATAGTTAATTTTGTTAAAGAACTAATGCAGGAAGGTAAAGATAGTCCAGTTAAGGGATGGGCTATGTCTGATATCCTGAAGAAGGCTCAGGCTAAGTATGGCCCTGATGGATATATATTTGGACGAGACTATATCGTTAAGGGATACTGTAATATTAATGAGATCTAGTAGAGTGAGTACTAACGAACTCTACTAGATACTCATTAAATATAGGAGAAAGAGAATGGATAGTTCCATACATAGGGTACAAGAAGTGACCATAACTTCCAGAGATTTGGGAGATGATCTTGGTATGTCTACAAGGATAGTAGTTAGTAGCTGTCATCAAGGTAAGGTAATTGAAGATCAAATAACTTTATTCAGTAATGATAAAATTATAAAGAACTTTAATGACAACGTAGTTGAACATGAGGAGGGGTAAGTAAATGTTACCTACATTTAAAACTTCTAATGATATAGTTAAGTTCCTTAACTCAGAGAAGGATGGCTGGTGTCGTCCTATGGTTGAGGAATTCATAGAGATGTGTGGCTCTAATGTAGATAGAGTTGACATAGAGGAACTCAATGGCTGGCTCACTGAGGAGCTTAGGTCATTAGAGGAGGGGTACGAACAGTACCATGACAATAACTATGGAGATAATTATGTTTGATCATAGCAAGATAGATTTCTTGGTAGAAAAATTTCCACTTATTAATGAGTGGCAAGCAGGTGAAGACTTAGTTCCTTACACCAAAGCAGAGAAAATACCCTCACATATTGGAGTAGGTCTAAGGCGTACAGATACCAAGGAACCTATAGGTATAGTCTCTGATGAGTACTTCCCTGTCCAGTATGCAGAGATCGTAGATGGTGTAGAAGAAGCCCTTAAAAGGGCTGAGATAGACATGACTGACGCTGACTTTACGACTAATGTCTATGATTATGGAGCCAAGCTGGAGTTAAGAGCTAAGTTCCCTGCCCATGCTATGCGTATGGGTGGTAAAGATACTATCATACCTGAGTTTGTCTTCAGGACATCCCATAACAGGACATGGGCTAACAATGGTATGATGGGACTATGGAGATCCTTCTGTTATAATACCTTAGTATCTGGTGATAAGCTGGCCTATGTCTATGGTAGGCATACCAAGAACTTTAACATCTCTGGATTTGCTACCAAGATTAGGAATGCTGGTGAGTTTATCTCTGGCTCTGGTCTTGAAGAGATGCGTAACTGGTATGATACCCCAGTAAAAAGGTATGAGGCTATCAATCTCTTCACTAAAACACTGGCTCAACGTACTGATAATGTCAGTAAGAAGAAGGTAGCTAATAAGGTAATGCTATCTAACCTCATGAAGATCTTCGATGAAGAGA